AGTGCATCACAGATTTTGGTCAGTCTGCTTAATTCTTCATTAAAGTTGTAGAACACAATAACTCGGTCTTCCGTAGATTCCAGCAAGTCCCGGAAAGCGTCCTGCTTACTTTTATGCCACTGTCCGCACAACTGTCTGCAATACAATGTTTTCGTCAGGCTGTTATCACCGATCAGTTCAACCATTGGCGTTATATCTTCACCGTAATAGTCCGAATCATCTTTAAATCTGACTAAATTTTTGGTATCCAGTTCCAGATAGTCATGCTTGATAAAAAACTTATATTCATTGGTAACATTCAGGAAAATCTTTTGTTCGGTCTGTTCAGGAAGTTCAATCACTTCTTCTGTTTTCATGAATACTGCACCAAACTGTGTAAGTCTTTTCTTTAAATGCTCAACGTGCTTATATCCTGTGATTACTTCTTTCTTGTATCCATCACCGTTTTCAATCCATTCTGTCTGAACATAGGAAGCATAAAAGGCTTTCTTGTTAATATCCCAACCTAACAACTTAAGCTGTGACCACAACCGTTCATACTTTCCTGCTGTTGGTGTACCTGACAGCAAGATCACGCTTTCCGGTTGTAACTTCAATATGAATTTTGACCGTTTAGCGTTTTCGTTGCATATAAGGCTTGATTCATCAAGTAACAATGTAAAGTCGGTTATATGGGCTATATATGAACGCCTGAATATCAAATCATAGTTGATCACACCGACAATCTGACTCGTAAATTCATAAATTCCTTTGCTTTCCATGATCTTCCGGAATACCGAACTATCGTTTTTATTGGTCAGGTCCATCACCCAATATTCCGGATAAAATGTTCTAATATGGTCAACCCAGTCCTCAATCTTTGACTTCTGGCATACGATCAGGTTCACATTGTTATTCAGGAGATACATTTTTTCAGCACCGACAAATGTTTTACCAAGCCCCATATCCAGATAGTAAGCGCACCTGTTTTTATCATCAGTCAAGTTCAGCACCTCTTCCTGATGGGGCATAAAGTGAAGATCACTCATTATTCGACCTTTCCGGCAATCCGGTAATTGTTCCAGTACCATTTCTCATTGTCTTCTTCCATGTAGTAGCCGCCTCTGCAAACCTTCTTGATTGTCATAATAGTACCAAGATACTGACTCATTTCCGTGTTCCAGTTCTTTTCCGGATCATTTTCTTCTGGTGAAATAATTTTGACCTTATCACCCACTTCTAAAGGTTTCTCCAGACTGAGGTCAATTTGTAATTTTGCGACTTCAACGGCGGCTCTGTACACAAATGCATATTTTGAATCTTTGTGTGTTTTTGCAACCTTTTTCAAGAACTCATCAATCTTTCCGAGGAAACAACCGCATTTGACTGTGATCTCATTGTCGCTATCTCTGAAAAATGTTGTGAAATCGTCCCTGCTGCCAATAGCACCGATCACTAACACATGACTTGCGGAAAAGATATTGGCGTTACCCCAAACCTCGGCGTTACCGTAAACCTCGGCGTTACCCCAAACCTCGGCGTTACCCCAAACCTCGGCGTTACCGTAAACCTCGGCGTTACCCCAAACCTCGGCGTTACCCCAAACCTTGGCATCACCGTAAACCTCGGCGTTACCCCAAACCTTGGCATCACCGTAAACCCAAGCCTTTCCTTCATGTGAAAGATTTTCTTCTTTCTCAATCCAACCGCCAAGATCACCGACTTTGACAAGACCAAATTCCTCTACCGCTCTGATTCTGTGAAGTGTAGCCGTTCTAAAAAGTAAACTTATTGTCTTGGTTTCTCCTGTAAATTCAAATTTTTTCATGTCATTAAATCCTTTCTTTCTCTACATAACCCATACGTCCGACTATCCCGATTGATTTCAGGTAATCGTAATATTCGGTTGCCGTTTCTTCATCCACGTCGAATCGGTCACGGATCTGTTTGTTTGTGATCCTCGTCTGACCTTTCGCCCACTGCTCTAAATCTTCTGATCTACTCATAAGCTCACACCCTCAATTTCAGCAAACCTCCGAGCGTTAATGAAATACGCCCAACGGTTCTCTGATGTCCGGACCGCATATCCCCACGGAAAAACTCCCTGTTGCAGTCCTCTCCTGACTGTTCCTTTGTCCATACCGAGATACTTGGCTGCTACTTCCGGTAAGAGCTTCGGGATGGTCCCGTTCCTTACTTCACTGGATGGTAAAATTGTGATCTGATCATCCAACCTCTCAAAGTAATCTGCTTCCAATCCAAGTGCTGTTGCGATCGAACTCTGTACCTCTACACTCGGAACCTGTTTTCCTGAGAGGTACTGGCTGACTGAACCTTTACTTTTCCCGGTCAGTCCGCAGATCTGACGCTGATTCAGCTGTAACTCCTGCATAGCCTGTTTCAGTTTTTCTGAAAATGTCATTTAATCACCGTCCTTCAGGAATTTATTGCTGTTATACTGCCGTCTAACCAAAACAATGACTGAACCATCTGAACAGGTTTCTTCGATGTCGACGTCATAGTCTTTCTTTCCATCGTTCAGATTTTTGATGAACTGCATATACTCTGAATCAGTGTCAAATCTGATTCGCTGCATGATGCAGGCTTCTAATATCTTTTTCATTGCATTTTTTCTCACTTTCTGCTACTATGTAGCTGAATTGAATAATTCATTGCCGTGTAAGAAGTGCCAGTTCTTATGCGGCTTATTATTTATGCTGCAAGGAACTTATTGATGAAATACTGCTGTCCCTTGCCGGTTACTTTCGGTGTCTTGGTGGTAACATTCACACCGGCGCCGTTGATATAAGAACCTTCCTTGATCTCCAGTAGTCCCATTTCCATAGATTTCTGTGTCGGCATATTCTTACTGGATCCGCTCTTGATTAAGTAACCGTTGTCACGCATCCAGGTAAATAATCTCCGCTGACCTGTTTCAACACCATTCTGCTTCAGGAGCTTTGCAAGCTCTCCAATCAGGATGGATGTGTGACTTGCTGATACTGCATCGGCAAAGATTTCTTTCGGCTTCATTCTCTGAACATCCTCAATCAGTGCTTCATTGTCTGCTTTGAGTGATTCTATGGTCTTGTCAGCCATTTTCAACGCCCTTGCCATGATCTGTTCCGGCGTATTCCATGCTTTCTCAAGGTCAATAAAATACTGGCGAATCTGCTTCCCCTCTGGCGATCTCTGGATCATGCAGATCTGTTTAGCCATATCAATAGAAAGATCATATTCTGTTGACGGTCTACCGCCTGTACTTTCGGACATTTTTGTCCAAAAGTCTTTGAACTCTTCAAAGCCGTATTCGCACATTCGATCAATCCATTTTTTGAATGGTGTTTCAATGTGCAGTTTTTCATGCAACCCCCTGGCTGAAACCGTAGGCTGTTCACCATCATAATTGATCGGAATCAACACGTTCATTCTCTTCATCTTCTCCTTTCTTACTCATAGCCGCAGCGGTGGCAATCGTTCCTTCCAGATAACCACGTTCACGCTCTGTCATGGATGGTAACTTATCTGCAAGGTCTTTGATGATCTTCTTCTGTTCTTCTGACATATGTACACTTCCTTTCATTGTTGTGATATACTCCCTGTTAGAAGGGAGGTGTTATTGTGGAACTAACCAAAAGAGAACATGATATTTTGTATGACTGGATTACTTTTAACCTGATTCCCATTAAATCCTTCAACGATAGAAAAACTTCCTACGGTTTGAAACATATCTTTGAAGCAGATGAATGTGGTTTCTATGTCACCAATGACGATTTCAAAGAAGTCATGGTTGAACATGGTTTTAAAGTGAGAAATCCAAACGATATTAATTGGATTTTCAATATTTCCAGCCGGTCACCAGCCTTTAGGAAATAGTCCCGGACATGTTGGGTATCATGTTTTTAATGGGTTCTTTTAAAATGACTTCATGTACTGCAAAGTCCTCTACTGCATGATATCCAGCGTTGTTCAACACTTTTGTCAATGTTGTTTTTCCTGATTTCTGTTCTCCTTTGACAACGATTGTTTTTCCACTTCTCAAGGCTTCTTTCAGTCTTGCGGCTTCCTTTTTCCCAAGTAGTTCCACAAGATAATCATTCCTCTCCATTCTTTTCACCATCCTTTCTTTGACCTGCCATCATCAGTACCGGGTGGTCATTCCCGGCAGACGGTCATTTCTGACCGTTTCGGCTCTCAATAGTCATCCTCAATCTGTTCGTCTGCCTCTGTGTAATATTCACCGTCATATCCCTTTGACATGATTCTCTGATAGCATCTGTCACACACCAGTCTGAACGGGATTCCATGACAATCCTTTGTGAAATACATATCCTCACGATCAACCTCATGTTCGCACACCGGACATGTCCGAATGTCACGCTCCTCGAATCTGCATGACAACCCATTCTGTCTCCTCCGGCAATCCTCGACCGTTCCGTCTCGTCCTGTCATGAGTTGGTTTTTGCAGATGTCGCAATCATTTCCCTCGTTGAAATATTTCATTTCCTGCATCCTGTTTCCTCCTGTGGAGGCTCTCTCGGTCTGTTCATGACCTCGCCTCTGTTCCGGCTGAATTTACCGTGTTGTGTCTTTTCGCCTTAAAAAGTCACCGAAAACCTGTCATCCAACTATGAACCTTTTAGCAAGTTCACCCGCTGCCATGTTTCTCACGGTATTCCGACGCTGTCTTTCGGCTTGCCATCGTCAGAGCGTCGGTCGCCATCCGGACGCTGACGGGGCGACTGTTGCCCCGTTTCGGCTTTAATAATTCAATTCAATCGGTCTTTTCTTCTCGTCGATGCAATCCTCATAATCAAAATCAAACCATGTGTTCAAATTCAAATCGTGTCCGTCTTTTGCCAACTGTTCAAAATCCTTGTCCTCAAGTGGCTTGATGATGTATTTCC